TTAATTGCTTCTCGGTTATGAATAGGGCTTTTTGGCTCATGCTTTCGGTTTTACAAGTGTTTGCATCCAAGTATGTCTACACGTTGGGTAGTGTTGGTTAGTGCCTGGCTTTGTATACCAACCGCCTTTTCGCTCCCAAACTGAATACCCCATGATGTCTGAAATTTGGTTAATGTCTTGACGGGTGTAATACCTTCCTAAGTCAATCATTTTTGAGCAAAATTCACGGCTTCCAGCAATCAACTTTTGTGGACCGAACTCGGGAAGTACGTCGTATTTGTACATCACTTGCACCAATGGTTCACCTTCGGGGTTCTTTGGCTTAATAAAGTCCTTTGAAGCCTCGCCAAGCTCTTTTAACGCTCCACGTATATTGATAGCCTTTGCTTCAATAAGTGCGCTTATACGGTCTGAAATTAGCTGTATATCTTTACCCAACTTTTCCGCTAATTTATCCGAGGTAATGGCTGGGTCTTTCTCGATCATTTTCAAAATATCCGCATCAAGTTCGGCATACTCGGAAGCAAATTCTTGCTCCAATAGCTCGAAGCCATAACGCATAGGTCTACGTGTAACTTCAACGAACTCGGAAGCGTCACGACCAAACTTTTGAAACAACGCTAACTCTTCTTTCTCTTTTCGAAAATCGTGGTGCGTAAATGACTGCGGTTGTTCAGTAACGGTTACTTCGGCCAAAGGTGGTAAACCTGCTTTTTCTCGCAGTTCGTCTTTGGTCATGATTTGAAGCAAAGATTGTTCGGTTAATCTTTCCGTGATCGGCTCGGTAGGTTCGATTTCCAACACGCCCAAACCATTGAAGGAAAAAATGTAGTTAAATACCTTTTCCAACTTTTGAACTCGATCGTTTACATATACCGCCTTAAATAGTTCGTATGCTTCAACCAATTCAGAACGCCCACCAAGTTGCCCTGAAACACGTACACCAAAAAGCATCGGTGAGGTCACACGGTGAGCAACAAAGATTTCAGTTTGGATGGTTTCGTTGAGGATGTTAAACTGCTTATCAAGGTCGTTAGCGTTTAATGGCTCAATCTTTAATCCCGTGTCGGCACTATCGTTGAAGTTCACCACGATACGCTCCCCGTCATCGCCTTTTAGTTGCTTTTGTAATTGGCGTTTGATTTCCCTTTGTTCTTCGTTTGAAGGTACTCCGTTATTGAAGTTGAAAAGGAATCCACCAAGGAAACCGTTGCGTAAGTTGTTCACGTGGTAATTGGCAATCCTTGCATCCGTTTCGATGTAAGCAAGCGCACCAAGGTACTCAGGAATGGGGTAATAACGCACGCTTGGAGCGTAAGAACAGTAATAGAATAGTTGCTTACCCAAACGTTTTTCAGGGTCGAATGGCATATACTCGGTAAGTCCTTCGGGGTCACCAAACTCTTTCCACTCATCAGCGTAATAAAACTTAGTTCCATCTACGTTGCGACGTAGGTTACCAAAGTTTTTGTGTGCAATTTGGCTGATTTTACCCTGCATATTCCACACGATTTCCAACGCAAATCCGTTAAAAATTTCGAAGTCAAGTGCAGTCTTGTATAGAATATCGTTTAAATCGTCGTAAGGGTTAGGATTTTCCAATAAACGGTTTAACTCACCAAGCATTTCGCTCGGTACTTGGTCAGCTTCGTACGTCCAACCTTTACCCGTGATGTAGTTTACCTTTCCGTTTACAATGGCATTGTGCTTTGCGCTACGTTGGTACATTTCCAACAAGTAATCGGGGTATCGGTTAGCCTCACCATACATCACCCAATCCTTACCATTCGCAACCTTGTACTCGGGTAACTTCGTTTCAAAGTCCTGTCGTACAATAGGCGAACTGGTAGGCATACCATACGCATTTTTTACTCTTCTTGAACTCATAAATTTGGCTCTATGTAAGTTGTATTGTTTTCAAATACGATGTCGGTGCTTTCATTTGCCAACACTTCGTACAATCCAACTTCCAACACGTTTAAAATTTCTTCGCTTTCAGGATTGACCGCTCCCTCATTACCCTCGTACAATGTATATAAACACTGACCAACGGGTAAATTCCCAACATTGCAATCCCAAGCATCAAAACGGCCAGTAAATACGCTAAGGTTTTGAGCCTTTTCAAAGCCGAAAAAATAATCTTCATTCGTTGCTACGTGGTGAATGTTTAAATATACCCATGCACCGCTCACCATGTTCTCGGTAGCGGTAAAGTATAGGCGGTTAACTGCGTTCGTTGTGATCAACTGCATATTTATATAATGGGAAAAAACGAAAATGTAACGAATAAAAAAAAGGTGGCACGAATGCCACCCTTCAAAATATGGAAAGTGTGTAGGGTTAATCCAAAGGTACAGTGCCCGTGAATACTACGATTGGGTCTTTTTCCATGGAAGTAAACGTCAAAGTCATTCCATTCAAATCTCCCATCGCAGTTCCAGTTGCAGACGTTCCAGTAGTCAAATAAACTCCGTTCTCCAATCCCATAACCCACTGCGCACCGTTTCTATCGGTAGCAATTACCGCCAATTTAGCCTGAGCCAATAGCTTCAACTGATTGCGAAGTTCAGCGGTTAGCTTAGGCAATACGATTGAAAGTTCAGTTTGGTAAAATGTAGTACCGTTTTCAACGCTCGATGTTACCGTTTCGGTAAATTGAGCCGTGTTCATTGGCAATTCAAACGAAAAGAAACCACCCGTAGCGGTTGAAATAGCACCGTTTGCAACGGCACCGTAATCGACGTCTTCAAAGTTGTCGATGTAAACTTGTTTTAATCCACCAACGCTGTCTTTACAAGCGAGAGTGTATCCTGCGGTTAATGCGCAACTCATATCTTTTTTTTTATTTGTGTTCAAAAAAAAGGGTGGGCGATTTCACCCACCCCCTCGGTTAATAGTTCAATGATCGATTAGGATGCAGCCATCATGAAACGACGGGTCTGGTCAGGGAAAGCGATTTGAACACCTGCCTTGAACTCAGCAACGAAACGAACTTGGTCTGCTTCTTTTGCGTAGAAGATTTCGAAACGCTCTTCTTCGTTCAACAAGTCAGTACCGAAAATCATGTGTGAAGTACGACCTGCGTACAAATCATAAGTTCCGTTCAATCCGTTTACTCCGTACAACTTGATGTTAGAACCTGGCAAAGTCAATTCGTAATTTTCAACACCGTTCAAGTAAGAAATATTGAAGTAGTTTTCAGCTACCAAACCTTGCTTAATAGCAGTGAATACGTCGATACCGCAGAAAATAGCAACGTCGTCGTAACCTTTGATGTCAGCAGGAAGGTAAGTTTCAAACGTGTTCAACAACTTGATAGCGTTTGCTTGGTTTGATACCAAAGTAGCAAATGAAAGGTCTGTTGCCCAACCGTAATCAGAAGCGTTCAAATCGATACAATCGGTAGTAGGATTAGCAGTAGCGGCATCAGCGAAAATCTTAGCAAATCCAGTGATTGAACCAGCTGAACCTGTACCAGTCCAAACCGCAGTTTCCAAAGCCTTCTGAATAGAAGCAACTTTTTGCTCAGCGTAAACTTGCTCGAATGGAATAGTTGTAGGACGTGAACCCGCAGTCAACTGCGTTTGCATCCAGTACGCTTCCAAAGATTTTGGGCACATTGCTTCATGTACTTTGGTGTGAACCGCAGTCAAGTTGCGTTGTGTGAAATCGGTTGTGTTTCCTGAACCGTCAAAACCACAAGTATTGCCATAAGCAAAAGTAGTTGTAGTGTCTAACAAGTTCAAAGCAGAAACATACTTAACACCAACTTGCTTGTTGATCAAAGAAATGGTGCGTGCGTTGAATAACGACTTGGTGATTAGGGGTAGGGTTTGTTGATTAGTATAAGTACTTAACCCAGCTAAATTGTAACTCATTTTTGTTTATTTTAATGCGTTTAAAAGATTTGAAAATTTATCGTTTTGCTTTTCCTTTGGATTCAAATAAGTGAAAGCAACAGGCTTTGAAACCTCGGCAGTTGGACGGCTTGCAACCTCTTCAACTACGGCACTCATGGCTTCGGTAGCTTTACCCATTCCATCCATGCGAGTCATCATGTCGGCAATCATACCTTCCAACTTGCTGATACGCTCGCTCATTGATTCCATTTCCTTGGCATGGTCGGGCATCATTTCAGCTTCGGCCATTTCCTCTTTCTTTTCGCCTGCTTCGATTTCAACTTCGATTTTTGGCTCTTCTTCGATAGGCATGATCTCAACAATCTTACCCGCTTCGGTTTTGATCTTAGCAACACCAACCAATTCGTGCTCACCATCGGGAGCGGGAACAGCGTTACCATCTCCGTCGATTACCATTACCTCCGCACCAACAACGATTTCACCGTTGATTGATACTTGACCACCACTTGCAAGGTCGTACATGGCGAACTCTTGGGCGGTTGGGGTAACTTCTGCCGACATCAGATAGCTTTTAATTTTTAGCAATTCAGCTTTAATATCCATGTGATAAAAGTTTTATACTTATGAAATGGGAAGGCAAAAAAAAGTGACAAAAAAATTATAACATTGCAAGTATTTCGTCAATCAAAATGACTTCCAAAGGCAGTTGCTTTGATGCTTGGAATGGGGCGTGAATAAAATCACCTTCAACACTGAACCCTTTGAACGTTCCGTCCTTAACCTGATTCCATACGTCTTCGTTGTTCACTTTGTACGTTCCAAACC